TCAAGAAGCTGATCTACTGTTACTGAACCGTATGATGGGTTGTAAGTAATTTGAAGACCGTTGTTTGTGTAACCTACGTTACGGAATTTGTTTGTTGAGTCTGCATTAAGAGTTTCTGTATAAGACTTTCCTGCTGTCTTAACTGCTGGTGTTCCTGTTGTAGTTTCGTTTTCGAAAGCTATACCTGCAACTGAACCAGGCTCCATGTTTTCTACGTATCCTGCTGTTGTGATGTCTTTAGTAGACAAGAAGAGCGGTGAAGCTCCAACAAGGATATTCTTAGCATTATTAAACTTTGCCATGTTGTAAAACCTCCTGTTAAATAAATATATATATATTGACTTACGTTTTAAATCTAATCAAAGCTGGCTAGGCTTTTTACCTCAAGTCCAATTTTACTGGATAAGTTGACTAAAAGCAACTAATCAAATCTTCCTCTGCCATCTGTTGTTCTTGAATATTTTACCTCTAAAATCACATCTGCCGACAAGAAACCCTTTAGCTCAGATGAAGGCTCAATTGGTGATGTCTCTACAACATGTATGCTATGAAATATTAATTTAGTGGAATCTGAGCTATTGTTGACATCTCTTGCGGACTCGTCCATTCTTCTAAATAGGTCCATCATTAAGTTTCTTACTTCATATATATCTGCTATGTCAGTTGAATATATTGTAAATAAAACCTTTTCACATGCCAGCAGCCATATGTCCTCAAATGACAATCCGATCTTGTCGTAGACTATATGCTTTTTGCCATTTAAGAATTGATCTAATTCTGGGGACTGCTGAACTGGAATTATAGGAATAATTTCAGCATTTAGATTATCTGAATAGTAATCGTTTTTATCAAAAATTTCTGTAGCCTTTAGCTCTTTCCATAGAAATTTACGGAGCTCAAACATTGCGTCTATCTTATAATCTACTGTCATAGTGAGCCTCCAAATGATCTTTCTAATGCTGCGTCCGCCTGATATCTTATTTTACCAGGGCTGAAACTATATTGCACTTTCTTTATATTAATTGGAACATCTAGGGCTGCCGCCATTTTAGAGTTAAATATTCTTTGTAAGCCTGAAGACTTAATAGATGAATTAACTAGTGGCCCGCCAAAAAATCTACCGTAGGCTAATGCAAACTGGTTTGTTGCTGCTGTGCCTCCAGGCCTTTTTACTGTTACTGAAGTTCCTTTTGGCATAAATACAGTTTCGCCATCTAATTCAAAAACAAGTCTTTCTGCAGATCTTGGCCTTATAACTACTGGCATACCAGATTCCATAATTGAGGCTTTGTTTGCAAATACATATTTTTTCTTTTGTAGCTTATTAGTTGAAGGAACTGTTGATTTTGATAATTTAAAATCATAATTAATTCTAAACGAAAGGCCTTCTGTGTCTAACCTGTTTAACTTAAATAATCTAGCTGCTGGGTTTCCAGCTTTGTCCCACTCATAAACATGCTGCAAAGATTTTTGCTTTACTCTTGCTTGTGAATCTAAATACTCTGCAAAATCTTTTTCTATTTGATTAAAAACTGTTGTTTTAAATAATTTTTTAAATGCATCATTTGTTGTAAGCTTTGAAAGAACAGATGCTTCGTAATACAAAAAAGCAGATACTTGTGCAACTGTACTATCTTTAATAATACCTGGAACAGATCCAGCCATCAATCTTTCAAGTCCGCTTGCGGTTTGAATTAAAGCTACGCTAGAGTCCAATTTCCTGATTCTCCGATCTCTTTGCAAGAGAGTTGTATGCAAGAATATTTCCAAAAGGGTCGGTTAGCGGAGTTGAGCTTATTACTTCAAAAACAGTTGGAGTTTCTGTAGGATAATCTAATTCTTTCCAAATAACATTGCCTTGAAGATCTCTAATGTTATTAATTTTTTCCCTATAATTTATTTGAAGATTTGTTCTGATTTCAATTGTTTGTTCATTTGCATATCTATTTGAAAAATTTTGCTTGTCTCCAGATCTTCCTGAGCCTGAATTTGATATTATTCCTTTTGCTGAGCAAGCTACAGTTCTTGAATAGTTCCAATTTTTTTTAATTGCGCCAGTATTTGGGTCCTGCTCATCTTGCTGGATATATATATCAGCCTGCATAGGCATAAGTGAATCTACAACACTGTTCATTCTAAATAACAACCATCTTATTTAGAACGTATGGAAGAAGTAGTTGATCTACATAATTATTTCCAGTTCCAGAAAATGTTGTTGAATCGTATTCAAATTTCCAGTCAAACGTGGAGATGTTTTTGATGTATTTATTTCTCCAAACTTTATCTTTAGAGAAATAATCTTTCATTAATTCTATACATGCAAGATCTACCTCGTCTGGAACTTCAGCCCAACCAAATTTACCCGCAATTCTATAAACTGAATCTTTATTAAAAACTCCTGAGTAATCATTGATTGTTGGAGGAATCATTCCGTTTGCAACATATACAGTATTGTCAAGCAGGTTAGCACGATTAATTCTTATTCCAAATCCGCTTTCTGAAATAACTATATCGTAACCTATATTATTAATGTTATTCATATCATCTATAAGTAAAAGATCATTTGAATACAATTCATGTAGCTGAGAAAGCTTATATGGGAGCGGCAAAATATCTGTTCCAGCTCCATATACCACAGTAACATCATCATACAAATAAAATTGTTGCTGTGTATAATTTTCAATTAATTTTCTAGCATATTTTTCTGCCTCTAATAAATCAAAGAATGTTTTGTTATTAGGGTCAGAATAATCTGCTCCAAGCCCTAAAACTTCTGCAGCTTGAGTCAAATCAGTATATGGAGTTTGAACAAAAAGCTTATGCTCTTTTCTAACTGGGCTTCCATCTACCACATATTCCCATACAACTTTTAGCTGCTTGTCTCTATCTGTTAATTCAAGAGGAAGATATGCAACATAAACACCATCGTCAGTTTCTCTTTTTTCTGATGTTATGGTTGTTATTAAAGTTCCAGGGTTTATTGCGGGTGTGACAGCAGGATCTTCTGTGACGTCATAAATCTTTACTATAGGCAAAGAGTCGGCATCGACAGTTTCGCCTTTCCAAAAAACTCTATGAGTAATTGGTGAATTGGTGCCTACTAATATTTCCATTAACTTATGTTAACGTTTAGTTGTAGAAGTCTTGAACTTCCTTTGGTGTCGCTAAACGAAAACCCTCCTCTGTATCAAAGATTAATTGAGCGTCTTCTTCTGACATTGCTACAAATGGATGAGTATCTGTAAACGTATGTCCATGAATATCATATCTGTAATTTGCTCTTGTCATGCGTACCAACACTGTGTCCTCGGCTTGTGCCTTTGGATCAAATTTTGGCAAAACTTCAATTTCTTCTGTTGCTGCTTCTATTGCTTCTAGTGTTTTTGCATATACAGAATATGTTACACCTTCTTCTACCAACGCAGCAATTACATCTTTTTTATTTTTTAGACCTTCTGTGTCTACAGCAAACTCGGTTGCAATTTCCTTTAATTCAGCTACTGTTAATGTGTCAAATGACATATTTAGTTCTCCTCTTTCTAGGTGATTTAATTATAGCATTGTTAAATTAAAATGAAAAGCCCCCAAAATTAATTGGGGGCCTTTCTATAGTTAATTCTTATTTAATTAAGAAGCAACCTTAACGTTCTTAACAACTACCCAAGCGTCTGCCTGCTCGATTTGAACGCCAACGCGAGTGTACATTGTGTACTCGATTGAGTCCTTACGTGGCCAGAAGAAGCGGTAAACAGTTACGTCACGCTTGATACCAATAACAACGTTATTTGGGAATGTCAAGTGGATGTCTCCGTGTGAACCTGATGGGCTTGCATATGTACCTGTCTGTGTCTCAGGAAGCAATGGAACTTCAACGATTGGAATACCAAATGCGTATGGAGCTACATATCCTGCTGGACCTCCAAGAACTGGAACATCACCACGGATGATGCCTGAAGCAATATCCTGTGGAGTAACGTTCTGGATGTTCTGTGAGTTAGAGTATAAGTAATCCTGGATCAAGTTTGATCCTGAAAGGAAGCGAAGGTCTGTACGACGTTGCTTGTACTTACGTGGAAGAGCCTTTAGGGCTGAGTTAAATACTGCACGAGAAATTCCCGCACCAGCTGCATCGACAACACGTCCGTTTGTCTTTGCCTTCTTTACAACACCATTAAATGACTTGTAAAGTGCATCGGTTGTAAGTGACTCGTCACCGTTAAGAATAACATCTTCGATGTCATTTCCTGCCTGTGTTGCCATCATACGTGCAATGTGATCTTCTAGATCTGCACCTTCAATATTGTCTTCTAGAGACTCTGTTGAAAGCTCCCAGTCCATGCGAAGTTTCTTTGTTGTAAGAGAGATCTTTGAGAAAGTTACACCGCTGTTAGCAGCTGTGTTCTCGCCTTCAGATGCAAGCTTTACAAGCTTTTCTCCGACGGACATACGATCAATCTCTGTTGTGTCAGCTTTCATTCGGACAGTACGTGCAACTTTACCAATTACGGTAGCATCGAACATATAGTCCAAGAATCGTGCTGATTGTTCTGGGTTTAGAAGTCCACCGTTGCCATTTTCTGAAGCAACGTGAACGCCTGAACCACCAGTTGTTGAGCCAAAGCCAGTTGATACTGTTGCACCAGCTGCTGCGGCCTTTTCTAATAATTCATTACTCATTTTTATTTCACCTACCTTATTTTAGTTAAAGATTTCATTTACGGAACCGAGGAAAGCTCCAGACCATTTTGATTTTGATTTAGTAAAAACCTCAGACCCGCCAAGGTCAGAGGACTTCTTAATTGCGGTTTCGCCTTCTACGGCATCTACCTGCTTTTGAACACCTTCGATGGTGCCCTTTATTTCTGCAACAGCATCACTAAGTGCGCTGTGCTTTTCTGCCAACTCAGAAATTCTATCGTCGACGCTCTTGCTGAAAGCTTCTACAGATGTTTTAATTTCTGTAACTTGTGCAGCATTAGCTTCTGTAGCTTTTGTGAGTGTGTCTGCGAAAAAGCCTTTTAGATCGCCTAACATCTTTGCAAAATCAGGTTCATCAACCATAACTTCTACTGTATCGGCTGCTTTTTCAACGTTGTCGGCAGAGGTTTCATCAGCAACTACATCAGTAGTTTCTAATGACTTGTCAAAAAGATTGACGTTTGATTCATCTGCTGCTGGAGCTACTGCTTCTGCAACTGGTGTCTCTTCAACGATTGCTGCTTCTGCTACTGGAGCATCTACAACATTCTCATCATGATGTGACATTTTATTACCTCCTTCTACGTTTGCCTGTTTTGCTAATTGTGTTTCAGGCAACGGTAATCTTGACTTCTTAAATGAAGCAAGAATCTTATTTATTTCTTTTGACTTATTAATATCAGAACTTTCTACCCAACCAATTAGTGTGGCTGGCTTTCCTGATACTGGTGATTCAAAAGTTTTTTCTGTAGACATAAATACAGAATCACTTTCTTCACAATAAAAAATATTTTCTGTTACTACTTCAGTAGCAATACCCTTATAGACCATTTGTCCGTTTACTTTTTCAATTGAAAAAATATTACATAGTTCGTTTGCTGGTGAATCGACAATTGAAAGTTCTACTAGATCGTAGTCTTTAATAAATCTTACTGCTTCGCCTGTAGCTTTGTTAACTTCATTGTCTGATTCTTTAATTTTTCCGCCGATTGAAAAACCAGAAAGAGTGCCGTCAAGAACTTTTTCCCAAGTATCTTGTGCACCCTTTGAAATGTAAGATGTTACGTAAACTCCATTATAAAATGTTTGAGATTTTTGATCGTAGTATGTTTCAGGCTTAAATGAAACTACTTTACCAACTGCAATTGACTGATGCATCTCACGAAGATTTCCTCTAAAATTTTCAAATGCTTTTAGACTTGCTTCTGCAGTTACAACGTCACCTGTTTGATCAACATTATCTAGCGTAGCAAAACCAGATACGGTTCTGCTCTCACGATTAACTTTTGTAAATGGAATTGAAAGATGGAGGTTTTCTCCATCGCTGGACCAATGCGACTTTTCGATGTTCATATGCTTAATTTTATAGGCTTATATCATATAAAGCAAATAACAGTCGATTAAACTTATTTGACTTTTGGACCATCTCCCTTGGCATTTCTACCTTCCCCATTTTTATCTGGGGCATTTGAAGCTCTTTGTTGGTCTCTAGTTTTATTTCCAGTAGACTTGGCCTGTTGGTCTGCCGCCTGCTGAGGCTTTAATTCAACGACTTCATCTCCACCATCTCTAGGAATCATATTTTTTCTAATTCTTACTTCGTTAGGAGTAATAACCTGCATTCTTAAATAAATCTCATCTATCTGGCTTTGAGTTATTTCGTCTGTAAGGCTTAGCTCATTAAACTTTAATTCGACAACATCTGTTTTTTCTGCAATTAAATAGTTTAATTTCTTTTCTAGTCTATCTTGTGCTGGACGACAAACCTGCTCTTTAAATGTCTTATCTGCATCTCTTGCTACAGCTAAATTAACGCCTTCAGGAGTTCCAATTTTATTAATAGGAACACGATGGGCTAAAAGAATTTCATCTCTATTTGTTTTACGATAGATGTTAAATGAGGACTCTTGCTCTCCTGCCTCAATTGGCTCCATCTTAAATTCAGTCTTTGAGTCTGGTGTATCTGCTGGAAGTGGAATGTAAAGAGATCTGTGATTCTTTCCCTTTAATCCGACCTGAAAAAACTCAAGTAATTTTCTTTCTGACTCTGGAGAAAGCTTTGCTCCCTTAACTGTAATAATATATCTTGGAACCGCCTTGTTTTCAAAGTAGTCAAGATTATATCTTCCTGCAAATTCATTTCCTGCTAAAGCTTGCTGTGCTGCAATAATATCTGGAACACCATAATAGTTATTCATTGGTGTATATTTCTTTAAATGAATAATCTCATTTGGTCTGTCTTCTTGGCCAGCAATCGGGCTAGGAGTTTCTAGGTCTCCAAAGTTACGGAAGAATACAGCCTTGCCATAAAGCAATTGAATAAAGCCGTCACGGAATCTACGCACACGCATTGTTTTAGCTGGTATATGACCGATGTAGCCTATATCTCCACCCGTTGTACGTCCTATCTCAATGTACCCGTTTCCTGTGGCCTCAAGGTCTGTGTAAGCCTTTATAAGGGTTTCTGTAAATGACTCTTCTTCGTTACAATCATCAAGCCATTGATCTAAGCCATTCTTAATTCTATTTATTTTTGTACGAGCTCTTTCAAGCTGTTTGTCATCAGTAATCTGATCCATTGCATCTTTTGCTTTAGGGGTTTCTGCAAACGTATATCCTAATCCAACAATATTTGAAACCTTTGCATTAATTGCTGCATAGTTATATGTTGATATTTCATATATTTTTGAAAGATATTCAAGATTGTAGGTTGGCTCAACTAAATCAAATAATGCATATCCGCTGATTGCCTGCTGCAATAAATTTTGTTGTGTTGCTACCCCTTCTTTTCCAACGAAGGCTTTTGAGAAGTCACGGTTTATTTTTCTTTTAAAGTTGGTGCCTAGGCCACGAAGCTTTTTAATTTCATCTAGCCCAATTTTAAATGGGTCATCATGTTCTTCAGATTTTTGAAAATGAAACCAGTCTGCAGTATTTGAAATGTCTATAGTACTTGATGAAGTGTTGTCGTCTTCAATATATTCAGCTCTCATTGAACTTTACCGTCCCTAAGTATTCCGTCTTTATAAACACCAATATCTAGTGGATCTGGTGTAAGTCCCCACTTGAGTCTTTCGTTTTGATGCTCGAACTCTTCGTCGTCAATTTTTCTTCTCCCAGAAAGAAACTTAGGAGATCCTTCGTAAATACCATACGACCTAACTTCTCTAGCAAGAGCATCTATTCTTGACCTGTTACCTTTCATTGATGTTACAGATAAAAAGTTACCGTCATCGTCGCCGATCCAGCGTCCGTCTGGCATTTCCCAGACGTATATACCTAATCTAGTCTCTTCAACTATTGTTGTCTTTTTATTTAGTATGTCCATAGACAATAATCATACCATTAGTTGTAGCTAAAGTCCAGATTTTGTCTGAGCTTGTGACAAATTTATATACTTATGGCTTCTGGCTGTATTAAAATCAGTCTGACACACGTAGAATCGTTACCTGATGTGCTTTCTGATATTGTTAATGAGGTGTCGTTTATTGAATTTACTATTCTATTTGTATAAAGCCTGTAATGATTTAATGTATTATATTCCCCAAGCTCGTTTGGGTATATAGCAAGATTGTTATACATGTGTCCTAAACCAGACTTGGAATCTGATTGATTTTGATTAAATTTAAGATTTGTGGCCTGAGAAGAAAATGTTATAACCACATGATGTGGCAAATCTGGAGATATAAAATCCCATATATTTGTACTGTTTGTTCGATCTATACCATTTACATATATTGAGGCAATTCCTGACTTTGTTATAGTTCCAGCCTGGTTCCACTCGTATATTTTTGACGTAGCAGAAACAAGCACGTTTTCTGAATATCTTGGAGTAAATATCATTTCAACTGTTTTAATTGAGGGCACATTGTTTAAATAAAATCCATGGCCGTTGTACATACGTAAACCATTATTTTTATCGTAGGCTAAAATTCTATTATTTTTTTTAGGAAGTGAATAGTCATAGTCTGAAGATAAATAGTAGCCTGAGTTATCGCTGTAAAAGTTTTTTGAACTAAAGAACAAAATTTCTAAGCTTTTTAATATTGGCAAATATTTTCTTGTATCGACTGATGAAATTGTAACTCTTAAATAAAGCAAATCTGAAAACAGATTTTCATTTTTATTAAAATATGGCAACGGTTTTCCATTTTGGCATTCTTGCCAGTTAGATCCGTTGGTGCTGACTTCTACTGATATTCCGTCAACATCATATTCCCAATAAATTTGAGATGTTGTTAAGTTTAAATAATTTGGAACAATAAAAGAATCTATAAAAGAAAATTGTGAGGTTGCAGAGTCTAAAGTTTTTTTAAAATAAAGGTATGATCCGTCATCTGCTATAGACACATTATCTGCATAAATCTCTCTCCATGATTTTGATTCTGGATAAGAGTATTTAAATTTTGGCTTAATTGGCTCTACATTCATGCTAAACAAATATCCGTTATCAATATCTACTATTTGAGAGTACTTTATTTCTTTTATGCCTTCATTATAATGATTATTTATTTGAGATTGAGACAGAGCAAATTTATAAAACGCTACAGAGTCTATAACCAACTGTTTGTCTGATGTGCTGCTTATAAAATTAATATATTCATTTGTAAATTTATAATTATTGGTTGGTTGCTTATCGACAATTACACCATCAATATAAAGGGAGATAGATCTGTTTTCAAATAATGCAACAATATATTTTGATCTTGAATTTGATACGGTATAGCTAGCTTGTATATCTCCTACTTTAAATACTATGTTTCCATTTTCATAAAATATTCCAATTCCCAGGTCTACATCTGCAACAATTGTAGCGTCTACATCATAGCTTGGCAAAACTGCCCAGGCCTCTATGCTAAAAGAATTATCGTTAAAATATTTTGTTGCTATTCCTTTTGGATTAAATGCAACTCTTGTTTGCTCAAGAACTTGTGTACCCCTTATGCTTCCTGGCACCAATGGCATTAGTTCTTTATCTGATGTGCTTATTGCATATCCATTATTTATGTTTCCTGAATAGTCTATAACTGGTAGCCCGCTTAATGCAGAATATGTAAGACCGCTATCTTTTAAATCTTGATACGTTGCAAACTGAGAAATAATTCCAGAATATGATCCTACTGTTCCAGATCTTACTTCGTCTAAAAGGTAAAATGAATTTGGATGATCATTTAAGACCGCATTCTTATATGACATCTTTACCTACTTTTCTTCTAAAGATTGTACTCTCGCTGAAAGTTCTTGTACTGCTTTAATTAATGGCGCTATAAATTCTTCATACCTTAGTGCTTGAGTTTCATCTTCTTTTTCAACCCAGCCGCCAAAATCTTCAATGTTTAAGCTGTCTAAAGACTCTTTAACTTCTTGAGCTATAAGTCCGTAGTGCGTTCTTCTTCCTGGGACTGTGTTTTCAACCTGATTTCCATCCTCATCTACTGAATAATCTATTCCGCCAACATTAAACTTGTAGCTTACTGGATTTAACAAGTTAATAAAATTAAGACCTAGATTAGATGGAGCTATTGTATTTTTTAAATTTTCATCTGATGTAACTACTGTAGATGTATTTATGTACATGTTTCCTGTTGCAATAACAGATGCTGCTCTTATTGTTCCATTAGAAAAAATATCTTTCCAGTATCTTGCTGGTCCACCATCTGATGTATCTTTTCCTAAAGAATATAAGTTTGTAGAAAATGGATACCAATTTGAGTTAACTCCAGTTGAAGATGTATTTGGTGACATAAGACCAATTCTTAATGATATTGGATCTATGCTTGGAGTTGCTCCATCAACTCCAGTAGGACCTTGTGGGCCCTGTGCTCCAGTTGCTCCAGTTGCTCCTCTTGGAATTGTAAAGTTTAATAAAACATTGCTTGATGTTCCAGAATTTGTTACAGATGCACTTGTTCCTGCAGCTCCTGTTGTAGTGGAGTTTACGGCTATAGTTGCTGCTGCATCTCCCTTTAGCCCTTGCTGACCAGTTGCTCCAGTGGCTCCTGCTGGTCCTATTGGTAAAACTAAATTTAAAGTTTGAGTTGGAGATGTTCCAGTGATTGATGCGTTTGCTGTTTGTCCTGAAGTTACTGTTCCTATTGTTAAAACATTTGATGGTCCTGGACCACCTAACACACCATCTTGTCCTTTGGGAATGTTAAACGTTAAATGTTGTGATGGAGCTGTTCCTGAAATTGTTACAGATGCATTTAGGCCTGCTGTAATTGTGTTTGTTGCAATTACATCAAGAGAGTTTGCTGGGCCAACTGCACCTTGCGGTCCAGGGTTAGCATCAATAAGATCTGCAATATCTTTAGCTAGTAGAGACAGGTCTTTAGGCACGTCTGGAGAATCCGTGTAGTCTGGAAAATGTAATCCGTGTTGATTAGGAACTGTGCTCATTTTTTAATTATACCACCTATCTTGTATATACTGAAAGATGTGATGTGTACCTGTCTCCTGATTTAATCTCATTTACTTTGTGAAGGTATGGTTCGCTGCTTGGAAATATAATTAGGGTGCCTTCGTCTGGCTTTAAAGACACTCCCTGATTTGGAAACTCGATTTCCCCGCCTTCGTAGTTGTTGTTTAAATATAGAATCATAGAAAAAGCAAGATTTGTATGCCCGTCATAGTTATCACAATGAGGACCCATTCCAGGACCCACTCCCCATCTTCTTAATGGAATCTCACTCATTGGCAAAACATAATTTGACAAATCAATATTTCTTGAAGCAAAGTAATTATCAAGACACATTTGAAAAGCCATCTTTATGCTATTTGATATATATAGTATTTTTTGATCTAGTCTTCCAGCGTCTGTGACATCTTTCATATTTGAAATTAAGACATTTTTGTTGTCTCCGTATATTAAAGAATCGTTATTGCTAGCAGTCCAAGGAAACCACTTTGTTATTTTGCCGTGGCTTCTAGCATCATTATCAACTTCATTAATAAAATCTAATAGCTCTTTTGGATAGCTTACAACATTTTTATAATACCAAATATTGTTCTCTAAAACATTTGGTATGAACATGTGATACATGTCATTTGGATCAAATTTGTCTGACTTTTCGTCTATCATAAATCTTCCACTTCAGATGCTGGTATAGACTTGCCATCTGGTGTTAGACGTAATCCCTTTTCTCTAACTTCTTTCCACTCTACCGCTTCTTCAGCTTGAATTGCTCTAACTTTTTTAAGCTCTTCAGCCCAAGCATCTCTTACCTCTTGTGGATAATCTGATTCTTCTCTGTCATCCCAAAAAGATCCTATTGTGTATCTTGCGCTCTTTTTAACTACAGTAACCTCATGCATATTTTTATGTCCGCCGTGGAATATCAAAAGAGATCCAGCTTCTGGAATTATTTCTAACGGCATTTCGCCATGCTTGGCTTCAAATTTTAAAGTGCCTCCTTCAAAATCATCATTCAAGTATAAAAATCCAGCATATCTGCTTCTTGTAAAAGCTCCCATGCTTCCTTCATTATCGCTATTATCAGAATGCTTTGGTGCAAAAGCACCTGGAAGCCATCTTTGAATATGAAAACTTATTTGAGACATTTTTTCAACTGGCTGATTGGCAACAAAAGCAGCTGCTTCTTTAAACCTATTTCTTAGGTCAGAAAAATAAGTTGCAGGCAAACCAAATTGTTCTAAAATTGGCTCTCCGTCATAAGGATATCTAGCAGAATATGATTCGTAAAAAGATATAGATTTCCAGTAGTCAACGTCGGTGTTTTGTAATTTTTGTAATAAAGACGTTACCTTGGCAAGCTCTTCATTATCTATAAAATTTTTATATAAATGAATATCGTCTGATAGCTTTATTAGTTCCATTACATTTTTTCCTTTGACTCTACATTATGGTTTGCGTGTGCAATCTCTACTGGAATTTCTACGCCATCTTCAATATATTTCATGTTTCTTTTTGTATCCTCTTCTAGCCTAATAAATTCTTTTTTCATCCAATTTACTGCACCAAATTGTTTTTGATTTGCCAGCCACTCTGGGCTTCCATCGTAAGGGTACATTACAAAATTTCTTACAAAAAACTTTTGGCCATTGTATATTGTTTTGACTCCATGAAAGTATGGTTCGTCTGATGGAAAAACAAGAATATCTCCTGCTTGTGGCTTATGATTAATCAGCTTTCCATCAATAAAAAATTCTATGTCTCCGCCTTGATAATCATCGTTTATGTACATTGTGCATGTTAATTGAAACTTAGATCCAGGCATTTCTCTTTCTGCAATAATAAAATCAGTGTGATACTGCATTGTCATTTTATTTTTTAGAGTGTCTACTCCATCTTTATATTTTGAAAAAGAGCAGCCGCTAAAATTCCAACCTGGCTTTAACTCAACATTGTGTCTTTTTATGTAATCCAACAAGACTAAATCATAAGCTGCTTGAACTTGATCTACAAAATCTTTTTCTTCAATAAACATATCTTTAGTTTTTGTATCTTCTGAAACTTCAGCCAAGTCTTTCTTTTGAGTGTAGGTTCCAAATTTTGCCCATGCATCCCAAGTTTTTAAAAAGTATTCTCCATTTGAAGTTTCCTCAGATTTTTTCATAGTTTGATATAAAGTCTGTGGATCTTTTAAAACATTTCTATAAACATCTATTCTTGGATATAGCTCAATATACTCTAAGTTTGTCATAGCAATCTCTTTCCTATTTCTTCTTTTATTTTATTTAAAAACAAAATGTTTTTTTCGCCTCTTTGCTCTATTTCGTTTGCATATAAAATATACAATAAAGAAAGCCTATCCTGATCTTCTATTTTACCGTTTAAAATAAAATCATTTCTGTTTTCTGTACAAAAATATTCTACCAATTTATTTGCTTTTTGTCCAATTGTTTTAATAACTTCATCTTTTTGCACTTGTTTGTCTATCTTAAAATACTCTGTTCCATATATCGAATGATACATTCCTGCCAGGCATGTATCCTCGTCTAAATTCATTTTTTTTAATATATAAAATGTGTTGTATAAATGACTAAAAAAAGATTTACCTGAATGCTCTATGCCCAGGGTCAGATCTAATAGGATTCTGGAAGCTTCTATTTCTTTTTTGGTTAAATTTTCAATTATCATTTATTTTTTTTCCTATTAAATTAATGTTTATTACACATCTTAAATTTGTTTTTTTAGGTATAGATGAGGCGTGGTATTGGTCTGCATTAAATAATATTCCTCTTCCAGCTACTGGGTTAATTTTTTGTTTTATAGAAAAGATATCTTTTTTTTCTCCATTATATTTTTCATTAAAGATTACTGTTGGGCCGTCTGAATCGTTTACATAATACAAAAAAACATAATGCTCTCCCTCTGTATGTTCAGGAATAATATTAATAACATTATCTACGTGTGGCATATTTGTTTGCAAATAATCACTTTGTTTTGGAATTAAATTAGCTTTAATTCTAAAAACATCTACAACCTCTATATTGTTTTTTTTACAAAATTTATATAGAACTCTTTCAGCATCTTTTGAAAAATTTGAATATTCTATTTTTCCTAATTTTGCTGTGTGAATAAATTGCATTGAATTGTTTGTATTTTTAGTGTGAACTGCTCGATAATCTCCAGCGTCCATGTTTCCTGTGGGAGTATATATCCAATTAAAGGTGTTTTCATAAGAGTACATTATTTGCTGTAAATAATCTATCTCTTCATCAAGCAAAAAATTGTCATCAATTAAACAATTATTATTTTTCAACTTGATCCAAATGTTTCATTATGGTCCAAAAAAATGGGGAGGTAAATCTATTTCCAGAGGTTACTGGTCTAACTCCATGAGTATAGTTCATGTCTCCTGGGAAAAAATAAGCTGCTCCTGCTTTTGGTTTAAACTCAATTCCATGTTGTGGGAAATATAATTCTCCACCCTCATAATCATCATTAAAATAAAATAAGCCTGCTAGATCATACCAGGGGAAATCATTTGGTCTTCCTTTTTCTATTCCAGTGTGGAATTCTTTATCTGCATGTGGTTCTTGTCTTGCACCTATTGGCCACCTTACAATTGCTGGTCCAGTTTCTTTTGCATCAACATTAAAAAATTTATCTACTTCAATTTTTAATCTTGCAATCATGGAATTAATTAATTCTAGTATACTTGGATCTGATTTCATTAAAGAATGATATGTGCAAACTCTATCTTTCCATATGTTAGCATCATAAAGGACAAGGCCATCTTCATCGACATGGCTTTCTGTTTGATCCCAAACTTTATTATTCATTGCAAAATCAATTAGCCTTGCTCTTTCATCTTCTGTTAAAAAGTTTTCTAGCTCTACTATATTGTCAGATGAATTGCCAAAGAATCCTGACGGGGTTATTGATTTTGGAGCATGCAAACCAATATGTCTGTTTGCTATTATTTCATTATCTTGTCTCATCATTTTTAATACCCCTTTTATATAATTTTATCATATGTTGTTTTTGTCCTCATGGACCTTTAGCCTAACTGCTTTTATCTGATGTTTTCCTAAAATGTTTCCTAAATGATCAACGGCATCTCTATAAAAATTTGTCCATTTCCCAGACATGTTTATTTTATATACCTCTTCTCCATAAGCTTTTGGGTCAAAACTTAATTCTGGAAGAAGGTTTAAATCTTCAAATATTATTTCAGAATCTTGAATTTCTTCAAGGTTGATTGGAATAATTGAAAATATTGGAGTATTTGCTTTAATTGTTATCTCAACATTTGGTCTTGTTACTCTTAAAGCACATGGCAATTCGCCATTAAAAAATGAAGTGCTCATTAATGTTGTAAATGGCTGAATGCCGTCCCTTAAATAATTAGGAACTGGCATTGTTAGTAGGCTTATATTTTCATCAGTTTTAAAGCTAATGCCTGTATTAAAGCTTACTGTGGCATTTCCTCTTCCTGAATGTGCATATTTTAATCCTGATAATATTTTTACATGATCTGAAGAAGAGTCTGAAATCCCATCCCATATAAAAGTTATATCTTCTGGAAATGATATTCCCCAACCCAGCTGGTTTGTAAGGCTTACTGGAAAACATTTGTATGCATGAGATTCCCATGTTTCATCCATCCAGTCTCTCTTAACTGAAAGCTGTGATATGTTTGCAGAATCTTTTTGTTTTCTATATGCCCTTATTTTTATCATTGCCTAGTCTTCTATCAACTAATGCACGGTATTCATCGTTATGCGTATTGTCATTATAATCAAGCATAGTTACAATAGAATACTTTTTTCCGCTTTTAACTGGAAGAGCCACGTGAGAATAAATATAGCTTGAAGGGAATATGTATAGATCTCCTGCTCGTGGTTTAACAGTAATTCCTAGTTTTGGAAAAGCTAGTTCTCCACCCTCATAGTCATCGTTTGGATATGCAACAAGGGAAACGGTTGCACTGTAAGAAAATCCGTGATCTGCATGTTCTTGAAAATGTTGCCCTGGACCATAAGAAATAAAATTCATTACTTCCCAAAAATCCATTCTTACGCTGTGAGCTGTGCAGTAATCTTCGACTGGACCAGACTGTGCATCTTTTGCTAATTTCCATATTTCATTAAATTCATAATCATATGGATTGTTAGGATTTTTAATTTCACCAATTTTTATATCTTGGCAATCCCTATACTTTGGCCTATTTTCATTATAGCCAACAGTTGCTTCTTTCCAATTAATTCTTCCAGCACTGCTGTCAATTAGGTTAAGCAGTCTAGGAACCAAATTTAATTCTGGTTTAACTACGTCTCTATATACCCATAATCCTGGAAATAAAATTTCTTTATTTGACCATGTTTGTGTCATAACATCTCTTTCTTTATTTATAGTTTATCAATTATAAACTATTTTGTCAAGAGGTAAAATTTATTTAATTAGTCCCAGAACCCTGGAGGTGCGAAGAACCCTGGAGGTGCGAAGAACCCTGGAGGTGCGAAGAACCCTGGAGGTGCGAAGAACCCTGGAGGTGCGAAGAATGAAGGTGGTGCAAAGAACCCTGGAGGTGCGAAGAACCCTGGAGGTGCAAAAAACCCTGGAGGTGCGAAGAATGAAGGTGGTGAAAAGAATGTAGGAGGAAGAGTTGTAACCGTATTAGAACCAGAGGATTCTACGGAAGTTCCATTTGCGTTTATTGCCCGTACAAAATATTGTTGTGATGTATTAGCAGTTTCAGCAACTGCACGTGAAGTTGAAGCCACTGAGTATGTTGGTCCATCACTTGATCTTAATATATATTCTGTTATTCCTTTTCCACCGTCTGCTGGAGCTCCCCAAGAAACTGAATCTTGGTTTACTTGTGCTGTTGCTGAAGGTGCCCCTGGTGTAGCTGGAACGGTTGTAGCTGTAACTGAATTAGATGGGTCAGAAGCTGGTGATGTTCCATATTCATTTGTAGCCGTTACCGTAATATTTGTTACAGCTCCTGAACCAAAACCATAAATAGTTATTGGAGAAGATGAGCCTGTTGCTGAGTGAGTCATGTTATGAACACTGCAGAAACCAGACGCTGTGAAAGATGTTGCGGCGTTTCGGCTGTCTGGTGTAAAAGTCACTGTAATTGCACCGCTACCGAATGGGCGATTAGTTCCTACATCTGTTGCAGTTCCTATTGTGGGTGCGTATGGTGCCAAAAAGTCATTTGCTGACTGACTCATTCTACCTGATTGTTTTGACATTTATGTATTCTCCCTTATCCTATTACGCTGATAGGTCTCCAAAGACCAACCATCCGCTTGAAATTTTTAATGCTGTTACAACTGAGTTAGTTGTTCTGAACTTTAATCCTGGAGTTCCAACAACACCGTTTGTTGAAGCAAATGATGCACCTGTACCTGATGCCTGGTAGAAGTCAATTGACTGCCCAGTTGAATATCCAGTTGCAGGAAGTGTGATTTGTACTGCTCCAGTTAGTGGAACAAACTTATCTGCTTCTCCTGCTGCAAGTGTTGCTGATGATGAAATTGCTGTTGCAATTGTTGTAATAGATGGTACGCCAACCTTTGTTTGTGTACCGTCTGAGAATGTAACACCAGATGATGCTGTAACAGCACCTGAGAATGTTGGAGCATCTGCGACTGCAATTGTTGCACCAGTTTTTGTAATGTTTGTACCTGCAGTAATTGCTTCAGAGGCATTGAACTGTGCGTAGTTAACATTTGTAGTTCCAAGTGTGATTGTTCCTGTTGTGCTTACAAGGAAACCCTTAGCAGCATTTGTTGTTCCAGAAGTTACGAAACAGAAATCTCCTGTTGCAAGTTCTCCTGATGGGTTATTGTCTGAATCTGTAGCACGAGTCAAAACATATGGAGTTGATCCAGAGCCAACTGTGGTTAATGTATAAATACCGTTTTGTGTTGCTGTGGTTTGATCTTTAACCAAAACACGATCTCCAACAACAATTGAAATTCCATCAATTGTAGTAATAGCACGGTTTGTATCGGCAGTGAGTGTTGCACCGAGGCCATTTGTACCATTGTTATATACAGTTGCAAGATTTACATTTGTTGCTACTTTTACTGGTTGGTGGAAGTTAATTCCTGCTGCAAGTCCATCAACATACGACTTAGTTGCTGCGTGAAGATCTAATGTTGGTGCACCTGAAAGTGTAAGTGCTCCTGTCATTGTTCCGCCAGCAAGGGCTAACCTAGCACTAAGTGCTGTCTGTGTAGCAGTTGAGACTGGCTTATTAGCATCTGAAGTATTATCAACATTTGCAAGGCCTACTGAAGACTTTGTAAGTGCTGCTACTGCAGTTGAAACCTTTGTATCTGCTGCTGTTCCTGCTGCTGCGATTGCTTCAGACTTTGCTGTAGCAACTGTTGTTGCTGTTGCAAGAACTGAAGTATCTGCAATTCCGTGAATATTTGTTGTATCTGCCTCATGTGCTGTAAGTGATGCAGATGATGCTTTTGTATTAACTTGTGTCTGAAGGCTAGTTGTTGTTGTATTAATTGAACCAACAGATGACTCAAGTGAAGATATTGTATTTTCAGCTGTATTTAAATCAGATTCAAGTGCATACACTGAATTTACTAAACCTTGAACTGGAGCAAGTTGAGTTTGAATTGAAGATGTTACTCCATCAAGATAACCAATTTCTGTTGCTGAGACACTTCCAATTGATGTAGTGCCAGGAAGAACTACGGTTCCTGTGAGTGTAGGTGAATGTGTAGTAGCTTTTTCTGCAAGATTAGCAACAAGATTAGCAACTTTTGATTGAGCAATTTCTGCATAAGTTGCTATATCTTCATTAGTAATTGTTCCATTTGCAATCATGCGAGATGTAACTGTTCCTTCTGGCAAAGTTACTGTACCACTGAACATAGGTGATGCTATTGGTGCATATGTTGATGCAGCTGTGCTTATAGCTAGCTTTTCATCAATTTGACCTTGAATTGGCCAGCCGACTCCGTCTAGATGTTGAATTTCATTATTAGTAACATTTCCAATTCTTGCTGAGTCTGCATGCAATCCTCCAATTTCAAGAGAATCTTTTGTATACGTTGTAAAATCTACTGTTGTTGTTGGTTCTGCTATTACACCTGAAAAAAGTTTCCATTTTCCATCTGATGCATCACGAACAAGACCTGAGTGCTGATATGTTCCATTATTAAATGCTGCTACAACACCAAGATCTAGGCTATTTGATTGATTGTTATCGCCAATGTAGATCATTGGGTCATCAATTGAAACAGTTGTTGAATTTACAGTTGTAGTTGTTCCATTAACTGTTAAGTCTCCAGATATTGTAACATTTGTTGCATTAACATTTGTTGATGTTACTGTTCCCACTTCAACAAGAGGTCCTGTAAATTTTGTATCAGCAGCAACAACTGGATTTAATTTAACAATTAAATCATTATTGTCAGTTGCGTTGGTTACAGAAACTGAGCCTTGTCCTCTTAGTCCAGCTGTGAGAGTTAGTGTGTCATTTGCATCGTTGTAAGCAACATTTGATCCTCTTCCACTAACTAAAGTTGAACCAATTACGTCTTGAATTGTTTCTGAAATATTTAATTGATTTGCTGGAACTTTTCCTGTGTTATCTAGTCCTGCAACTCCGCCAGCAACTCCACGATCAGAAAGTGGAATGTAATCTGTGTCAACTGTATTTGCAAGTCCTGAAACCTGAGCATCTACATATGACTTAAGTGCTACTACGTTTGAATCAACGTTAATTGTTATTGTGTTAGCACCATCATTGTAAGTTTTTGAAAGTCCTGCACCCATTGTAAGTGCAGTGTTAATTGCGTCTTGGGAAATTTCACCAATCGCTACATCTGAATTGTTTGCATATGCAAGGGCTGTCCAGGTAGATGATCCGTTACCGAATTTAAATAGGTTTGTGTCTGACTCGACACCCATTTCTCCTGCTGCCAAAATTGGATTTACTGAGGTCCACTGTGCTGCTGTTCCTCTTCTTACTTGAATTCTTACTGTTGACATATTTGCCACCCCTTATTTAGACTTATTTGCTAATTATAACACCACAATAATTCCAAAACAATTAGTTAATTGTTCCAGAATCGAATGTCATGCTATATGTTTCTGTTGAATAATCTCCGCCATTAGCGAATTTTGTTGCTGTTGTATTTACTCCATTTGCATAAACTGTGTATATTGGCTGACCATCGTAATCGATAGCAAGCCCAATATCCATAAATGTTACTGCACTTGCGTCTTCTGTTGCGTCTGACAAGAAAGCGATATCTTTCCAGACCCCACCAATCTGGATCTGCAATCTACCAGTTGAGGAATTATAAGCTATAGGGGTTGAATTTAATACAAGGTTGTCTACATTTACAGCCGCATTAAAAGTTGCAGCTCCTGCTACGTTAAGACCATTCTTAACCTTAAAGTTTTTATCTACTGTTGCCATTTAAGTTCACTATCCCCTAATTGTTTTGTTGGGGTTTTGGTGGGACCCCATACCCTTTATTTAATTATTTAATTAGTGTTGCGTATACCATAACATCTGTTGAGGCATATGTTGTGGTTACTGCTATAGAAACATTGCCAGATGCGTAGGCAGCTGTTACTGTTCCAAGATCTAGATCTGTTGAAATTGTTCCAAACTCTGTTATTGCAACATTGTTGTTTGTATCTAATGTTAGTAATACCTCAGAAACCTGAGTATTAACTCCATTTTTCAACTTAACAATTGCCTTAGCTGTTCTGTAATCTGCTGCTGCCCATGTTAAAACGTTTACAGTTGATGCAGATGCTACATTTGATGTAGATGCCTTTACTGCCGCTACATCATTTACATTTACTGTAGTAAATGACGCTGTACCATTTTTTGCATTTGTAAGAGCTGCTGCTGCTGTGGCTTCTGCTGCAGCCTGTGCTGCGTTAGCCTTTGTGCTAGCGTCTGTTGCTGCTTCTGACTTTGCAGTTGCAATTGCTGTTGTAACGTCAGCTGAGTTAGCCTTTGTTCCAAGTGCTGTTGTAATAGTTGTTGTGTAATTAGCGTCATCGTTAATAGCTGCTGCCAACTCATTTAATGTGTTAAGTAGTGCTGGTGCACCGTCAACCAATGAATCAACTGCTGCTCCAATTGCTGTGTTACGGTTTGCAACTTCTGTTGCAATTGCTGCTGTAAGAGCTGCTGCTGCTGTGGCTTCTGCTGCAGCCTTTGCTGCGTTAGCCTTTGTAGTTGCATCTGTTGCTGCTGCAGCTTGTGCTGCGTTAGCCTTTGTAGTGGCATCTGTTGCTGCATTTGCTTGTGCGCTAGATGCTGCACCTGCTGCATCGTATGCGGCTGCTGTTGCAGATAATGCACGAGCATTTGTAAAGTATAGGTTTGATCCTTCTGCAAGCGCTCCTGTATTATGATTTGAAAGGCTTGATACTGTACCTGTTACATTACCTGTTAAGTTGCCAGAAAATGTAGCTGTTATTGTTCCAGCTGCAAAATTACCTGAACCGTCACGCTTTACAACAGTATTAGGGTTATTTGCGCTATCAGCTGATCCGCCAACTGTATTGATGATAAAAGCAGTTGAAGCTTCTGTTAATACGTTATATCCATTTACCGTTGCGACTGAGCCGTCGACGATAAGGCCATTTTTTACTCTAAAGTTTTTGTTTACTATTGCCATAATTTATGACTCCCTTGTACTGCTTTTTTTTACTTTAATGCGGTTCTAAAATATCTAACTTTTACTTCGCCTGATACTGGAGTAACTGTTAGATTAATTATACCAGCAGAAGATTCAAATGCAGTTACTGCAATTGGAGAATCTGCGTTTGTTACTATGTTTGATTCAGAAACATATATGTCTGATGTGCCTTGCATAGCTGTAATATTTGAAAAATAGTGCTCACCAGTTGACGGCTTGCTTATTTGCACAGCATAGCTTGCTGTTCTGTAGCTTGATGCAGAGTATGAGTCTATGGTTGTCTTATTCTGTATACCATTGATTGTTATATCGTTGTTTCCCTCAATGCCTAGAAGTGTTTCAATTCCAGTGGACTGGTTTGCAAGTGTTTGAACTGTTGTTGATAGTGTATTAACTTTGTATGTTAAAGAATTTGAGTCTGATGAATTTGTTACACCAATCGCATCCTGGATTGCCTCTAAAGCATCATTAGTGTTTGCATGTTGCTGTGAATGTGAAGGGGCAGATAAAGAATCTGTTGGATTTGGATTAGCTAAAACATCTTTTTCGTTTGGGAAATTCGTAGCCATTGTTCCTCCTGGCGGTACTGCATAGATTAATTATACATTAATATTTTTTATAATCCGCTTTATTTAATCCAGCTGACCATGGCATATCTATTGCCTGCTGTAACTTTGGATACTGAATGATTGTATGTATATCCTGATGGGAAAATCAACATTTCATTTGCCTTTGGCTTATAGGATATATTAAAGCGTGGAAAAGAAATTTCTCCCCCTTCATAATCATCGTTCATGTAATAAATAATCGAAACTCTTCTTGGATACATTGGGCTATCATCAATATGATTTACAAAGTGTTGCCCTGGTCCATATTTTAAAATTTGATAGGCATCATGATCTAAGCATGAAATTTTATAGTCGGCCATGTATTGATCTTCTAATGGCTTTATATTTGAATAAAATGTATTTGCAAGAGTTTTATTAAATCCTTCATAAAAAGAATTAAAGTTTTCATCTATTCCATTAATATATGGTATTGAAAATGAATCTGTATCTCTAATATATTTATCTGTACCGCTTTGAATTCCTGCCGATTCCCAAACCCTTTGAGCTGATAGCATACCGTCTTCTATGTCTTGAGGCAAGCTTAAATACTCTGGTATTACATTTGAAAAAAGAACAATTCCTGGAGCTAATTCAACCATTACCACTTACCAATCGGACAAGTTGCTTTTTCCATTTTTGTTTTTATTTTCATAAAACATCCACATTTTTTGCATTGAGTAGTTAGTTTTATAAGTTCTGGACAAGCTTTACAAATAGCAAATCTTTCTTTTGCTTTATCTTCGTCTACCCACTCTGTTGCAGGATTTACAATATCCCAAGGTCTTGTTTCACCTAAATTTTGCTTATATTTTTCCCAGGGGGTAAGCTCTTCATTCATTAATCAACTCAAATCTATATTCGTTTAATATGGCCTCTGCCATTGTGTCATTTATTCCAGCATTAAAAGTATTTTCTTCAAAAACATATTTTAAGAAATGTCTTCCCTTTGTTTCTATGTTTGGCTCTATAGTATAAGTTATACTATTTTTATTTTTAAAAAAATCAATCATATCATTTTGTGCAGAAACAGATATGAATATTTTTTCATCTTTATAAATATTTATTTTCATAATGTTAATTCTACCATATTGACACCATTTTTACAATACTAACACCATGATCCTGCTTCGGAGCATGGGACATCGCTTGATGTAAAGCATTCTGATATCAGCATCATCAGTCATACTGTTCTGAATAGAAGTTTGGAGGGCTAAAGAAGTCTGGAGGGCTAAAGAAATCTGGAGGTGTCCAGCCGAAGAATGGCGGTTCCCAGTACCAGAAGTCTGGAGGGCTAAAGAAGTCTGGAGGGTTAAAGAATGTTGGAGGGCTAAAGAAGTATGGAGGTTCCCAGTCGTACCAGAACTCTGGAGGGCTAAAGAAGTTTGGAGGGCTAAAGAAGTCTGGAGGTGTTGAAGCATAGTCTCCTTGACAAATATTTGGACAATATCCAGGTGTTATACACCAAGTTCCGTTTCCATAAGTTCCGCAAGGACCTCCATAGCTTACACAAGTATTACAATTTGGTGTTGGAGTAGGTGTTGGAGTAGGTGTTGGAGTAGGTGTTGGAACTCCACAGAAAGTTCTTCCTACATATTGTGGTGGGCAGGCTGATGCAGTGCAAGGATCGTACTGGTAATTATAATAATCTCCATATCCATTTCCATCAATATTTGTGCAATATCCACCGTCGTCAGGTTGGCAACATGGGCTTGCAGGTGTCGGAGTTGGAGTTGGTGTTGGTGTTGGAGTTGGAGTTGGTGTTGGAGTTGGAGATTCTGATACACATGATATAAATGTAATAGAAACTGCAGGACCACTAAAATCTGCATTGTTATAACAGACATTTCCGTAGGCATAATCTCCTGGGCAACTTTCATTTCCATAAACTTCAGTTCTACAATAAGGGCCTGCTGGTGTTGGTGTTGGAGTTGGTGTAGGTGTCGGAGTTGGAGTAGGTGTAGGTGTACAGGCTGGAATTGATGGCATATCTGGATATCCAGAATTTAAACTGCAAACAATCTTATAAGATCCGCATGATTCTGCAGAAACATCTGTTCCTGAAATCCAATAGTTTTGTTCATCTGTTGCATTCAACACGCAATACCATCTTGATGATGTACAGTCTCCCCAAATTAACTCATTTGAACAACCCTCATTTTTAACCGCAACCTTGTAATATCTAAATCCTGAACCACAAGCTGGAAATCCTGTTGCTGAAGTAGCTGGAGAAATTTCCCATCCACTTTCTGGAATATATCTTACAACTGTATTGCAATCGGTTGATTGCGGAACACAATCCCCGTCTTGGTCAATATTAGCGCAACCACTTGGTGTTATACAAGTTCTATAGTATCTTCTTCCAGACGCACAACTTGAATCATTTTTGCTATAGTTTCCTGTTGATGGAAGATATGAATTACAAGTAGTACAAATTGTTTGTTGATATCCACAATCTGCAGAATTAAATGTCCAAGCATAGGTTGGTCCATATTGTTTTTGTCCATATGTTCTTGCCAAGCAGCCATATCTATATGTTCCATTTGCAACGCCATTTAAAAGTTGAGGCTCTCTATAATCAAGTATTGTTCTTGTCCAGGTCATCTTTGTAGTTCCAGAACAATCGTAGCCGTAGTCAGTTCCATTTGAATAAGATTCGCATGCCCCATATGTTATATTGCCTGATGTAGGTACTAAAGAATTTGAAAATGCAGCAGATAAGCTTTCTCCGAACTGATTGCTTGCCCAAACTAGAACATAATAAGTATTTGTTCTATTTGATCCAAAATTATATGAAGTGCTATTTGTTCCTACGCTTGATGTAAAATCTCTGTCATTTATTGATTTCCATTGATATCTATATGAAGTTGGATTGCCATTCCAAGTACCGTTACTTGAAATTGTCATAGTTCCATTTGACTGAATTATTGTTGGGCTAGTCAGATTAGTTGGGCGAGACGGGGCTGAACAAATTAATGAATTACTTTGAGATTGTGAAGTTCCTGCTGCATTTGTTGCATAAGAAACAACATAGACAGATTGTCCATCATATGAGCTGTCTAAAGTTATAGATCCTCCATATTGACCTAATGCTTGTCCATTTGCAAACCAACTATAGGAAGTTGAATCTGGATTATTTGTCCATTGTGCGCCTGCTGATAAACCAAAATATCTTCCATTACTAGTTATTACTGGTGCAGTAATAATTGATGGAAGAGGTGGCATTGGAAGTGTAGTTGTAGTTGGATTTGATTCCCAAGAAGTTTCGCTAAATCCTGGAGCTGTTCCGTTTACTATAATTTTATAAGTATAAGAACGTCCGCCTGGAATATCATCTGTTGTAAAACTTGTATAAGATCCATCATACATTTCAAAGAAATAATTATATTGACCATTATTTACTGGAGATCCATCTATTGCAATTGTTCTAATTTCATAAGAAGTTTGATTTAAACGCTCATTTGTCCAATTTATTGTTATAGCATTTGTAGTTTGAACAAAAGATGTTGCTGTAACTTTTGGTTTAAGTGGTTTAAGATCATAAATTACAGCATTCATTCCCTGACCTTGAACATTTGAATTTGAATAAGTTTTCCATGGGCTAGTTGTATTTATTGCAGCAAGAAATATTCCAAGTGTTCCAGAGGCTAGTCCAGTATTTATTGTGTAGGATGTTACATCTCCCAAATCCATTTGTGTAAATGCAACTTCTGGACCTTGATACTGAAGATAATATCCATTTGCACCTTTTGATTTATTCCATGAAAGCTTTACAACACCGTTTGATTCAACAATTGCAGAAAGAGATGTCATTGTTTCTGGAGCAATAATTGTTTGATACATTGAGCCATAAGATTTAAGACTTTCTCCAGAATCATTTACAGCTATAACAGAACATCTTATCAATCTTCCAACCATAAACATGCATATTTGATCTGAAGTAATTGAATATGAATTAGATGTTGCACCTGCTATATCTTCCCATATTAATGACCCAGAAACTGCATAATAACCACTTTGCCATTGATATTTATATGATGTTGGAGAGTTTGTCCATGTACCATTTGAAATAGATACATTTTGATTAACAATATTAGGTATTCCTGTTGACCATGAAAGTTCTGGAAGTGCTGTATTTACTGGTATTGGTGCAACTATTTCTTTCCACTCTGTACCATTATGAACAAATGCTTTTTTATACGGTTGCCAAGAGGTACCGTCGTTAATTTTTATATTTTTGAATTGATTCCAAGAGGAGCCGTCAAAAATTTTAAATGGCATTTGTTCCTCCTAGTACTGTATATAAATATCGCCAGCCACGCCAGCAGTTGTTGGTGTTTGGCTTGTTCCGTATGTAATCTTAGACTGATAAGCATTGGCTGCATCTGATTTTTTTAAATAATCTGAAGAGGCCTCTGTTTTAGAAAGATAATCAGAAAGATTTATTGTTGACCATGCAGCTACAGATCCGTTTGTTGTTAAATACTTTCCAGAGTTGCCAGATTGTGCAGGAAGTGGATCCCCTAGTTCAAGTCCAGTTACTGTTAGTTGAGAAAAATCCATTATTCCAATAAATGAAGGATTTTCAATTGTTGCATACTTTAAATCTGCTTGAGCTGATGTTAATTTAGCATTCAATGCAGCTTGTGTAGCAGAAGATATTGGTTTGTTTGCATCTGTTGTATTATCAACATTTGCAAGTCCAACCATAGACTTTGTAATACCAGAAACTGTTCCAGTAAATGTCGGTGATGCTACAGGGGCCTTAGAAGATATCTGAGACTGTATTGAGCTTGTTACTCCACTTAAATATCCAATTTCTGTATTGGTAACTGACCCAACTTCAAGGCCTCCAACTTTTAATGTATCATAAACTACTGATGCAAAATTTATTTCATTTGATATTGGCTCTGCTGCTCCAGATATTAACTTCCATTTTTTATCTGATGCATCACGGACAAGCCCAGTGTGTGGGTGATTTCCTGCATTATTGCCAGAAGCTCCATATGAAGCATAAATACCAATGTCCACAACATCTGCGGTATATTGATTTTGTGAAAGCTTTATTAGTGGATCATTTAGTGATAAATTTTCAGAATTAACTGTTGTTGTTGTTCCAGATACTGTTAGGTTTCCTGTAATAGTTAGATTTGATGCATTTACTGTTCCTGTAAATGTAGGAGAAGATACTCTAGCAATTGTTATTGGAATTATTGAATCTAATATGTGAGTTGTATTGTCAAGACCTGCAAATCCACCTTGTTGGTTTCTATCTGATTCTAAAACATAATCTGAAACTGTATTAGATAAAGTTTGTGATGTTACATATGTGCTGGCAGCTTGAGACTTAGATAAATAGTCATTTGAAATTGTCAAAGACAAATCATCTGTTGCTGTATTGATTGCTATTAAAATATCATTAAATTTATTATTTGTTGCAGAAATTGCTCTTGCGTTTGTAAAATAAAGGTTTGAGCCTTCTGCTAAATTAGATGTTGTAAATGAAGCAAGATCTGTTATACCTGCATCATATTGAATTGCATCAACTGCAGCAGCAATATCAGAGGCTACTGCTGCTTTTGCACGAGCATTTGTAAAATATTTATTTGTTCCTTCAGTAATATTACTTGTTGTAAGAGTATTTATTGCTCCTGAAACTGCTGTTGAAATTGCTGAGTTTCTATTTGAAGCTTCTGCTGAAATTGCTGAATTCAAATTAGATGCAACTGTTGATAGGGCAGAATTAACCTTTGTAGTAGCATCAATTGAAGATGCTGCAATTGCTTCATTTTTTGCAGAATTTGCTTTTACTGTAGCATCTGAAGCTGCTGTTGTTTGTACTGAATTAGATTTTGTAGTAGCATCTGCTGATGCAGCGGTAATGGCTTCAGTCTTTGCAGTAGCAATAGCAGCATTTCTATTTGTAACCTCTGTTGCAATTGCATTTGTAATTGCAGAAGCGTTTGCTGATACTGCTCTAGAATTTGTAAAATATAAATTTGATCCTTCTTCAATATCTGAAGTTGTAAGAGAATCAATTAGTTCTGATATGTTGATATTTGTAGGAATTTGAGATGCTGGAATTTTGCCTGTTGAGTCTAGTGTTGCAACTCCATTGGCTTGACCAACTTTAAATGCATAACTTGAAATAGAGTTCCATCTTGAACCGTTACCTATTTTTATTTTTAGTGTGTCTGTTTCAATTCCTAGCTCTCCTGATAAAAGTATAGGATTGTTTAAAGACCAGTTCTGTGCTGTATCTCTTCTTAATTGAATTCTAGTTGCCATTATTCGTGTGATCTTCCGCCATCTAAGATATCTCCTCCTACGATGTCTTCGGATCCTCCTCCATCTATTAGATTATCATTCTCTAAAACTTCTTGCTCTGTGCCGCCATCAAATAGCGTTAAGGTTTCCCATGACGGATTAACATTTGTTTCCACTGGGCCTCCTCCATCCATTCCAACAACTTCTGGAAGAATTATTGCTGCAGACTCTATCTCATTATACTCTAAAAATGTTATTGGATTCTGCATATCAATTGTTGCGACTTCGCCATCATAAGCATGAGTGTGTCTATAAAATGGTGTGGGATCTGTACTTGGGGGTGTAAGCTCAATCCATTCAAAACCATTAAATATTCTTAAATTTTTAGAGGTTACGTTAAAGTAAACATCACCTTCTTGTCCTACTTCTGGGTCTGCTCCCACGGTAAGTAAATTTAATAACACCTTCATTTTTCGTGACATTTTAGCCTACAATCACAACTTTGTATTCTCCTGCTGTTGGTGCAACAGCAAAATTAATTGTTACTGTATTTTGATCTGTTAAGTTAACATCTGCTTCAACTTGAGCAAATGGGCTAGCAGACTGAAAAACCTGAACTGTAACCTCAGATGTTTTTAAATTGTGTGTTAAATTATAAGTTGTAGATGGACTTCCAAGAACCTCTACATATTTTCTAGCAATTGAATGATAGTTTAAGCCATCATTTGTCAATTGCCATTTTTCTGAAGACTCTTTCCACAAGATTTCGACATCCTGCTTGTCTCCACGCTCAACTCTAATTCCAGCATCTGCTACTGGGTTTCCTGTAAATCCTGAGTTAAGATTAACCTTGTTATCTTGAATGTTAATCTGTGTAGTGTTTACAGAGTTAACAGTTCCAATAACATTTAAGTTTCCACCAATTTGCAAATTACCAGTAATCTCAACATTGTCTGGCAAGCCAATTGTGACTGCAGCATTGTGACCGCTATTTGGAGATACTGTTACCTCGTTAGCTGTTCCAACAATTGTTGCTACATAGTCTCCTGTTGTTTGTGAGTTTAGTGGAATAACTAGGTTAGCCTCACTAGCAGCTGTTAAACGTCCTTGCTGGTCAACAGTAAATGTTGGAACCTTGGTAATTGAACCGTATGTTCCTGCTGTAACCGCTGTATTGTCTAAATCTATTGTTGTTACGCCTGTAGTGTCATTGTATGATCTTGTAAGGCCTACTCCGCCTTCTACGTATGCGCCAATAGCGTCTTGAATAACTTCTAGAGAGCCAGATGTAGAAATCCATTCTGTGCCATTCCAGAAGTACATGATGTTATCGCCAGTATTGTAGTAAACCTGACCTGATACTGGATTTGATGGTGCTGATCCTAAATTTTGAATTCTAGCATTGAGTAACTCATTCTTATTGAGATCAATACTAACTAAAAACTTTTTTGCCATTTTCTTTCCCCCTTATGACAGATATGCTGTCCCTGAAAATGGCTGTGCCATAGTCAGTGTAATTTTGTTTATGTTGTTATAGTCTATACCTGTTTCAAGTATATCCCCTGCGCTTGACTTTATTGTTACGTTTGGACTATATCCCAAGTTATGATTTATCACTACAGAATATATACCTTGTACTGGTCCAGTAACCTGAGCCATTTCCCAAGAATAAGTAAGAGTGTTAGATGTTAAAGTAATTATTGTTGCGTTTTCCCAAGATGCGTCTGTTTTTTTAGGTCCCCACAGCTTTGACATAGAAACATCATAATAAAAATCTCCTTCAAGACCAAAATTATTTGACGGGTTTCCTGTTCCATTTAAAATAGTTCTACCCCTAGGTCCTTGCGGTCCAGGGGAGGATACTACTACTTTATTTTTTTGCGAACTAACAATTACGGAATCAACCATTACACTGTTACCGATCTATTGAGCGTCATAAAGCCCTCAAGGAGTTTTATTTTGTTCCCGTTAGAATCGACAACCATTACATCGTAAGATGATTTAGGATAAAAGAGTTTATTTGTTTGAGTAGGTGTTATTTTAATATTTAGTGTCCCAGTTGGACCATTAATAGTAATTCCACCAGATGGTGATGTTAGGGTGACGGCTAACTTAGAGCCACCTTTTGTATCACGAATCTGCATCTTTGCAGATGCACCAGTTAAATCAATTGCGTTGTCATTATCATCTTTATATTCTAGTATAAAGCTAAATGTTGCATTTTGATCTACTTCAAAGTTCTTTTGTCCTGCCATTTGCCATAGTCTCCTAAATAGGAATACTCCTGTACCAATTTTAGCACAGGAGTATTCTTAATTGACTAATTATTATGCTTTATTAGTAAACCCAAAACTCTTATCATTTGGGTTGAGCGCCTTCAAGATTACGGGTGCAACGGCTGCGATGCCACCAAGTAGTAAATCTTTAGGATTTGTATTTCCTGTCATGTATAAGGCTAGCGCTGCTGAAAGAAATGCTCTTCCGTAGCTTGCTAACGCTGCTAGAATCTGTTCTTGCATTGTTACCTTTCCATCTTTGTTTAAATCTGCTTTTGCAAATTTAGCCATTTTGTCATCTCCTCGTGGGCGGGTTGCCCATGAATTTTGGTGTTACCCAATCCTATAAGTTTACCATTAAGCCGAAATATCTACAAGTTCGCAATTTCCATCTGAGCTACAGGCCAGTGTTGCATTTGTTGAAGTTCCATCTTCTGTCTCATAGAAAGATAAATCTTCCCATCTAATATTTTCGGGCATCTTTGCAAGAAGTGACTCATATTCTTCTTTTGTTACTTCTTGGTAAGGAGCCTGCTTATAAGTATGATCTGAATGCGGCAAGAATGAGATTCCAGAGACTTCGTCGAAATGCTTATATACCCATGCACCAACTTCCATCCATTCATCTTCCTTTACAGAAACTGTAATTGATGGCTTATGCTCACACCATGCACGTTGATAAACCAACCAAATGTTTAAGTGTTCGATAGCGGTTAGATCATTTCTAACAATTGCACCCTCTGGTGCTTTAATTGGGAATGAGAATACGTATGTATCGTTTGGCTTCATAACATCATCTTCTACTGGAATTCCGACTTCCTTCAAAAATGTAGAGATTGGATCTCCCTTTGCCCCACGAACTGTGCGAATGTAATATGGAGAATGCCAAGCATGCATTCCTGAAGATACCCCGACCAATTGAGATACTGTTCCTGATGGCTTTACGCATGTAATAGCGGCAGACTCAGGAATCCCAATTTTCCCAGCCTCATCTTTATTATTTGCTCTTGCTGATTCTCTAAGAGTCATCAAGAAAGCTTCTAGTGAAACAAGGTCTTCTTTACCTGACATAAACTTGTGTCCGAATTGTCCAGTTAGAGAAACACCTAATAGGCGCTCTTCTTCTGTATTGTCTTTCCAGATCTTACGAAGATATTTAAAGTCTGTAAGCGTTGACTGCCACGTTCCAAGGATAGTTGCAAGTTTAACTTTGCGTTCAATTTCTTTCTTTGTATCATTCTCACGTAGTACGACTTCTGAAAGGTTACAAAACTGATAAGGACGTAGGATAATCTCTGAGCACGGGTTAGTTCCATAGTGTATATCTGGATCTCTTCTTCCATA